AAAAAAGAAACAATCCAAGACATCATTGACAGAATTGAAGAGGATCTAATTACTTTACGAGATAAAGCAATTGAACTCGAAGATTCTGCGTGTGATCATGACGAAGATGATTACGAAGATGACGAGGATGAGGA